AGCACGACGAGAACCAGATTGTTTTCCAGTTTCACCTAGTTGTTGTTTTAGTCTATCAATTAAATATGCCATTAACTATTTATACCACTAATACAAACCTAAATGCTTTTCAGTTAAGACTAAAAACTGCCAGCCATGTTCTTGGCAGAATCTATCTGCGGCTTTCCATTTTTCTTGATTGATAGCATATGTAGCGGCTTCAGCAATAAAACGTTTTGTTTTACGCTTTTGTGTTGGCATCTTAGTTTGAGCGTCAGGTTTAACTTCGATTACATAAGTCATAACTGTTCCATCTTTACGTTTCATCTTAGCAATAAAGTCTGGAAAGTATCGATGTCTCTTATTATCAACTGGACTAAGATAAGGAATGACTAACTCTTCTGAGCACCACCATACAACTTCAGGATGTGAATCAAACCATTTCATCACTCTTAATTCCCAAGAAGAACGATATATGATGTTTGTTGCATCACCTCTATATTTTTCAGGTTTACTGGGACTGAAAATGCCCTTGTATGTTTTATGTCCGAAACTCATATAAATATATAGCTAACTAAAGGAATAAAATGTCATTATTTAATCTAACTGATATCGACTTTAAAGAAGAAGTCAGAAACGAGAGCACCAATCAAAATTTAGGTGTCGATTTCCGTTATCATAACAACATATTTAGATATCCTATTGACCTTGGTAATTACGACAAAGGTCACTATATGATTATTAATATTGGTCAACAAACAAAAACACAATATAAATCTGCTGATGGTGATATGGGAGCCATGACAGTAGAACAAAATCTAAACTTACTTCAGACAGAAAATAAAGGTTCCGTTAGTGTTGTTAATGCAACAAATAATGTTGTAGGTAAAGCTTTAGGTTTAACTGAAGATGCTATCAATTATGGTATCGAAGCCGTGAATGCTTTACGTAGCGAAACTAATAAGATTACTCCTTTACATTTAAATAGTTCGAACACATATGAAGCTAAGTATAGAGAAGCAACAACACAATTAAATAAGCCTAGTTTTTTAAGAACAGTTCGTCGCACCACAGACACTATCGCACTATACATGCCAGATACATTACAGTTTAGTTATAATCAAGGCTATTCTGATGTTAGTATGAATCAAGGTGCTTTACCTCTAATTGCTGTTGGTGGTGAAGCAGGTTATTCACTGATTGAAGGTCTTAAAGGTGGTAAAGGTGTAAAGGATAGTGTATTAAGTACATTAAAAAATGCATCACCATTCATAGCATCTAGAGCCGCAGGCGCATTGTTAGGTGGACCAGGCGATGCTGTTTTTGCAGGTCAGTTTGGTGCTGTCAATAATCCTCAATTAGAATTATTATATTCAAGTCCTGAGTTTAGAACATTCAGATTTGAGTTCATGTTATATCCAAGAAGTCAAAAAGAAGCTTTAGAAATTCAAAAGATTATTAACAGATTAAGATTTCATCAAGCACCTGAAGTGTTAGGTCAAGGCAGTGTTGGAAGTACAGGCGGTTTATTTTTAGTTCCTCCTTCTGAATTTGATATATCTTTTTATTATAACGGTGATATTAATCCAAACATTCCAAAAATATCAACTTGTGTGTTAGCAGGAATAGATACCGATTATGCACCTAACGGACAGTTTGCCGCATACGAAGCTTCAGATACACTAGACGCTAAATTAGGCGGTACAGGTATGCCTGTTGGTATCAGATTATCATTAACATTTAAAGAAACTCAAATTCTTACTAAATTTGATTACGCTTATTTACCTGGCGGTCAAACTAGTCAGGTTACTAGATAGAGATAACTATGGCAAAATATTTTAACTTCTTTCCAACGACAGCATATACATTAGCGAACAATTCAACAAGTGTTGAAGTTGTTACTAATCTTATGACTCGTTTTAATTTTGACCCTGCATTTAAGCAAAATAGTTCTGTCTATTACGACTACAGAATTAAAGATGGTGAAACACCTGAGATTATTGCAGATAAAATTTATGGTTCGTCTGAAAAGCATTGGGTTATTCTAAACTATAATGATATTCAGCATCCTCAATTTGATTGGTTAATGGATACCAATTCGTTATATCTTTATATTGATAAGAAATATGAACCTAGAGCAAACTCACAAATGGGTCAAACTGGTATGGATTGGGCATCGACGAATGTTTATTCATATTATAATAAAAAAACAACAATCAATGATAAGACTAACAAAGTAATTTTAGTTGAAGATATTGCGATTGACGCAAACACATATGCGAATACTGCCACATCATCAACAAATTCGTATACATTACAAGATGGTAATCGTATTAGAATCGAAACTGTTAAGTATTTTAAAACTCATTATGAATATGAAGTTGATAAAAACGAAGAGAAACGAACAATTAAAATATTACGTAGTGAATTCATTGCTGAAGTTGAGAACGAACTTAGAAGAGTTGTTTCATAATGGCTGATGTTAGCATAGTTCAATCCACCCAGTTTGTAATTAAAGAACTGAAAATCATCACTAAGTCTGTTGGCCTTAGTGAAATCGATGTGTCTGGATTATTTGAAGAGATTAATATTTTTGATAACTTGTTGAATCCATGTTTATCAGGAACAATATTGATTCGTGATGCTGTCGGTCTATCAGAAAAACTAATGTTTGATGGTTCTGAAGTCTTAAAGATTAAGATAACTAAATCTGAAGACAGTGATATTGCTCAAATCAATAAGTCATTTAGAATCTACAAACAATCTAATAGACAAATCACAAATATGTCAAGTGAAACTTATGTTCTTCACTTCATATCTGATGAATACATTTTGTCTGAACAACAAACACTGAATCAAGCTTATAATGAACCATATTCTAAAATTGTCAAGTCAATTCTTCAAAATAATTTAAGAATATCATATCAAAATCTAGGTTTAATTGAAGAGTCTTCAGGAATTAAGAAGCTAATCATTCCTAATTTAAAACCTATTGATGCTATTGAATGGTGTGCTAGACGCTCAGTTGACAATTATGGCTCACCTAACTTTATTTTCTTTGAGAACAAATTAGGTTTTAACTTTGCAACACTATCAACTTTGATGTCTCAAGCTGTTGTTGGTACAGTTAACTTTAATCCTAAAAACATTATTGATAATATCACCGACGAGATTTGGGGTGCTAGAGATATTAAAGTGATATCTCAGTTTGACTTCATTCAAAACACAAAAGCTGGAGTTTATGCTGGTAAGTTTGTGGGATTTGACCCTATGACTAGAAATGTTGGTGAGTTGAATCTGACATATGCAGACCACTATGATGTTATGACTCATGGTAATAAGACTAAGAAATTAACTCAAGTAGTTGGAAAAGATGGTACACTGAATACTGAAGCATATAATTCTAAGAAATCTGTTTACTTCTTTACATCAAATAGGTCTTATGTTGACCATTTTAAAAAGACAGACCCAGCTTCACTTAACAATGATGATGACACATACAGATACTTATTACAGAGACAAGCATTGTTTGAAAACTTATACTCTCAACGAGTTCAAGTAGTTCTTCCTGGTAACTTTAACATTACTTCAGGTTTAAATATTATGTTAAATATTCCTAAGAGAGCCGAAAGAGACCCGACTGATAGTTTGATTGACCAATTAGATAAGTCACTTTACGGTAAATATTTGATTGTAGCTACTAGACATATTATTAAATTTGATAAACACGAAGTTGTTTTTGAAGCAGTAACGTCTTCAACTAACAAAGATGGTGTCTATCAAAGTTCAACTAAGCAGGTAACATAATGTCAAACGATTTTGCAGGATTAAATGGATTTGTATGGTGGATAGGTGTCGTTGAAGATAGACAAGACCCATCTAAGCTTGGTCGTGCTAGAGTTAGAATTATTGGCTGGCATGATTTTGATGAAAACATAGTACCAAACGACAGCTTGCCTTGGGCGCAAATTATACAACCAACAACTGGTTCAAGAACATTCTCTTCAATGCGTGAAGGTGAATGGGTAACTGGTTATTTCTTAGACGGTAATAACGGACAACAACCTGTGATTATGGGTGTTTATCCTGGCGTGATGTCTGAAGAGAGTATCAACGCAATCGCTAAGAATGCTCAAGCACCAAAAATGCCTGAAGGTCTTAAAGCTGATGTAGTAGGTGAACCTACTTTGCCTCCTATGGCTCGTGAGAAGATTGAAGACACCGCTATTGACGAATCAAATAACAGTCAATCCCACGTATGTGATATCACATCCGAATTAAAAAAAGATGTTGCGATTGTTAGATTGGCATTTAGTAATTTAATGGATGCTATTAGAAAAGCTATTCGTGCCTTTATCGCTTCTTTAGGATTAGACCCTAGTGGCGAAGTGTCAAAAATAGTTTCTCTAGCTAAATTCTTTTTAAGAGAATTAAAATATTATCAAGGAATTTTAGAAGAGATTTTAGATTTCAAAGAAGTTTTACTTGATTACGCAAGAAGAGTTAAAGCTATGATTGATTATATTCTTAGCTTACCACAAAAATTATTACAACTATTAGCAGATTGTTTGGCTAACTTTACTGGTGCTATTGTCTCAGCGATTAAAGATTTAATTTCTGTACCTGGATTAGATGGTATGGGAAATAGTTCAGATATAACCGAATTATTTGATGTAGCCGAACAAATAGTAGAAACATCAAAACAAACAGTATCGAGCGCAACTGAATTATTGAATGTTCCTGCTCAAGTTGTTTCTGTGCTAACTTCACCAGCATCTAAAAAAGAAGCCGACGAGGCTGGCGTTATTTTGTCGGCATATATATCTGAAACAGTTCCTTCAGCAAAAGATGTTTCTGAAGCTAATCCAACATATTCTAATGAATTATTGAGTCAACCATAGGGATTTAAATGGCAGTTAAACCAGATTTTGATAGAGGATGGACCGAACCAGAGTCGCAAGCGACGGCTGAAAATCCACCTCAGTATCCATATAATAACGTAACACAAACAGAATCAGGACACTCATTCGAAATGGATGATACTCCTGGTAGAGAACGTGTTCGACTTCAACACCGTTCAGGAACATTTACAGAAACTCATTCTGACGGCACTCAAGTTACTAAGATTGTTGGTGAAGGTTATGAAATTGTTGCTAAAGACAAAAATATACTAATTAAAGGACATTGTAATATCACTATTGAAGGTGATGCCACAATGCACGTCAAAGGTAACAAATATGAACGTATTGATGGTAATTTAGAACAAGAAATTAGAGGCGATTTAACTCAAGTAGTTAAAGGTAAATCTAAGATTCTATCTGAAGATGATATGACGATTGGTGCTAATGCTGGTGCTCTAGGTTCAATCACAATCTCAACTGGTGACCACGTATATTTAAATTCTGATTTGGCTATTGCTGGTGAATTAACCGCAGATAAAATCACATCGATGACTAGAGTTGATGCAGGAACTGGTGTTAGTGCAGGTCCTTTAGGATTCGTGTCTGTATTAGGTGGTTTATCTTTAGGTATTCCTGTTGCTGTTCCATTCTGTGTTTATGCTTTAGGTTCAGTAAACGCTGTTACAACTGTAAATGCGGCAATTTCAGTAAATGCGCCTATGGGTAATTTTGGTTTAATGACTGCAATTTTAATGACAGATACAATAAACACGAATTTCTACAATACACACATTCACAAAGCACCAAGAGGCTGGACAAGTCCACCTATATTGAAAATGATTTAAGGGAAAATTATGAGCGGAGTTTTTGAAAGATTAGGTTTTAACTATACAGATTCAAATAATGTCATAGCATTGTCTGATAAAGTTTTAGAATATTTAAACACAGTGCCTCAGCTTTTAGAGCCTTGGCAAGTTACCGACTTAGCGAACGATGATGTGAATGGATATTTTAAGAATCCAGTATCTAATGTCGCAAATAATGTTATTGTTGTTTCAGGTTTAATAGCTTCAAACACATTTAATGTCAATGGTACATCAAGTGCCACTTCAATATTGATTAATCAATTATATGCGAAATCAGCAAACTTAGCATCATCTAATGGTGCCGCAGATTTGTTTATTGAACACACAGATAAAATTTCAGGTGTTACTCCATTAGGTTCGGTTGAAGAAGATGCTTTATTTCCGTACTATGTTACTGCAATGTCTACGGGACAAGGCGTGATGTATTTAACAAATCAGACTGATAACATTCAAAACAATGCACCAATTATGGGAAGTTTTACTAGTTTGTTTGTTGACTCTAACGTAAGTAGTTTAGTTATAACTGCACAAACATATCCTCAGATTATTAAAAATAGTATTACGATTACGATTGGTGGTATTTTCCCAAACACCTATAGTATTTTAACTTCAAATCTATCTGAATCTACATTACAAACCATGTATTCGACTGTGAACACTATAGATGCTGTGTTGAAAGAAAGAACTGACCATGATATTAATTTCTTTAGAAATTCTAACGATGTCTTAGAAGAAATGCGAAGCTTGCGTGTTTTTAGTAATAGAGGTGAGACCGCAGACAAATTACTTGATGAATTTATTGGTACTCCTAAACTTTTATCTAGAATCAACACATAAATAATAGATGGCTACTACGACACTAAATACAAATAAATCATATATCGACCTGGATTTAAACTTTATTCCACATCCAGTTAAGAAAGATATTAATAAAAACACCGATGCTATGGCAGTAATCAATTCTATTAAGAATTTGGTTATGACAAAACATTATGAGCGTCCTTTTCAGCCAGATATTGGTTCTAATGTCTATTCATTATTGTTTGAAAATATGGACAAGATTACTTCAGCCGCACTCGAGCGTGAAATTAGTCAAGTAATCGCAACTTATGAACCAAGAGCAAAAGTATCTAGAATCTCAGCATCACCTGATTTTGATAATAATGCGTATAGAATTAGTATGGAATTTTACATTCTATCAAGAACAGAACCAATAACAATTCAATTTTCATTAAACAGAGTAAGATAATATGGCAGACCGCTTACAAGTTACAGCATTAGATTTTGATACAATTAAATCTAACTTAAAGAATTTCTTAAAACAACAATCAGAATTTCAAGACTATGATTTTGAAGGTTCTGGTATGGCTGTTTTATTAGATTTATTAGCCTATAACACTCACTATAATGCATACTATCTAAACATGATTGCTAACGAATCATTCTTAGACACTGCATTATTAAGAAATTCTGTTGTTTCTCATGCTAAAAAGATGGGTTACACTCCACGTTCAACTAAAGCATCAAAAGCTATTATTAATGTATCTGTAGAAACCAACTCTTCAAATACAGGCACTCTAACAATGGAAGCAGGACAAACATTCATATCTAATATGATTGATAATCGTCCTTACAGATTTATTGTTCTTGATGCAGTTTCAGTATCAAAATCAAACACTAAATTTAACTTTATTAATGTACCAGTTTATGAAGGTGAATTAGTATCTTACAACTATACACACACTCAATCATCTAATCCTAGACAAACATTTACGATTAATGACCCTAATGTAGACATCTCTACATTAAAAGTATCTGTTCGACCTTCAGCAAGTAACACACAAGTTTCTGTTTATAATAGAGCAACCGATGTTATCAATGTTGCTCAAACTGATGAAGTGTATTATATCGAAGAGTCATTAGATGGCAAGTATCAAATCTTCTTTGGTGATGATGTTGTAGGTAAGAAACTACCTGATGGTGCTATTGTTACTTTGACATACTTAATCACAAACGGACCAGTACCTAATGGTGCAAACAACTTCACATTAGCCACAGCTATCGGAAGCTATATTAATGTAACAATCGACTCAGTAGTTAAAGCTTCGTCAGGAGCCGCTAGAGAAACTGTTGATGAGATTAAATATTCAGCACCGTTATCTTTGACTTCACAAAATCGTGCTGTTACTAAAAACGATTATGTTAGATTGATTCAACAAAAATATCCAGCATTCGAAGCAGTAAATGTTTGGGGTGGTGAAGAAAACATACCTCCTATTTTTGGTAAAGTATTCATCTCAGCTAAACCTAAATTAGGTTTTGAAGTAACTCAAACTGAAAAAGATTATGTAATTAATAAAATTATTAAGCCAATCAGTGTGTTAACTGTTACACCTGAGATTGTTGATGTTGATTATAACTATTTAAAATTGACAAGTAAAGTTTATTTTGACCCAGCTAAGACAACAACAAATCAAACAACTCTTCAAGCTGGTGTAAAATCTGCTGTTGAAGATTATTGTACAACTAACTTAAACAAGTTTAATACTATATTTAAATCTTCAGGATTAAAAACAACTGTTGATAGATATAGTAATTCTATTTTATCTAACGACTTAGAAGTGTTTATTAGTAAAAGATTTAGACCAAATTTAATTACATCAAACAGTTATGAATTAGATTTTGGTATAGAACTACAAAGAGGTACTACATTCGATAACTTCTATTCATCACCTGCTTTCTCAATGCTAGATGAAGATGGTGTGTTGCGTGAATGTTTAATTGAAGAAATTCCTTCATCATATACAGGCGTTGAATCGATAGCAGTATCTAATCCTGGTTTTAATTACACAGGAACTCCATCTATTGAAATTATTGGTGATGGTACTGGTGCTTCAGCGTTCGCAACTGTTGTAAATGGTAAAATTAATTCTATCACAGTAACTAATCCTGGTATTGGTTACACTTCAACTTCAATTCGAATTGTTGGAGGTGGCGGACAATCAGCAAGTGCTAATGCAGTATTGCAAGGAAGATATGGCCAATTACGTATTGTTTATTACAAAGCTGATGAAGTCACAAGCCAAAACACAAAAGTTGTAATTAATCAGAATAGAAATAATGGTGTTGCTGGAACAATTGATTACTTGATGGGTAAAGTTACCTTAACAGATTTTAATCCTATATCGGTATCAGATTTGTTTGGTTATTTGTCTATAAATATTAGACCAAAAGCAACAACAATCAAATCAGAAAAAAATAAAATGCTTGTATTGGATGAAGAAGACCCAACATCGGTTGTGGTTGAAATGGTTCCAGTATACGCTTCTAACATAGAATCAATGTAATGACCGACATCTTAGTTTCTAGTATAGTCAAATCACAAATCCCGGATTTCATTCGCAGTGAATATCCTATGTTCGTCACATTCTTAGAGAAATACTATGAATGGACTGAGCAGAATTCAAACATTTCAAAAGAAGCCGGTGATTTACAAAACGCTAACAATATTGATTTAGCTGATGATTTTTATATCGAAGAACTTAAAAAAGAATTATTACCTTTTTTACCTGTAGATATTGCTCTAGATAAAAGAAAATTCTTAAAGTTTGCCACAGAATTTTATAAATCTAAAGGTACTGTACCAGCAATCAAATTCTTGTTCAGAACACTATTTAATGAGAATATTGATATCTATTTACCTAAAGATGATATTTTTAAAGCGTCTGATGGTCGTTGGGCTTTACCTTTAGCACTACGTATCGATACAGCCGACACAAACATATTTAATATTACAAAAACAAAATTAACTGGTGTTACATCAAAAGCTACAGCTATTGTTGAAAACGTTGTTAAGTCTATTGATAGACAATTAGGTATTCAATACATTGAAGTTTATGTTTCAAATGTTGACCGAACATTTTCTACAGGTGAGACTGTATATTCAACTTATTATGATGATAATAACTTACCGGTTACAGTAACAGGACGATTAGTTGGTTCTTTATCTGAAATTAATATTAACCCTGATGCTAGAGGTTTATATTACAAAGTAGGTGACCCTGTTTCTATTGTTGGTGGTTTTGATGGTATCGCAAATACTCCTATTGGTGCTATTGCAACTGTAGGTGAAGTTACTCAAGGTTCTGTAACAGATATTTGGGTAAAAAAAGAAGGCTTTGGATTTAGAAATCCTATCACAGACCCAAATTCAAGTCTAGTTGTTTTTAGAGGCGGTTTCCAAAGTATATCTGATGTTACTGAAGCCGTTGCTAATATCGATTTGGTTGACACAGCAAACGCACGTCAAATGAACGTAAGTAGAACTACACTAGAAACAATTTATGTTATTGCGATTGCTAACGTTGAAAGTAATAGTATTTTATCTTTATCAACCTTACAATCTTTCGACGTTCAACCAATATCTCACTTAACTGTTACTGGTGAAGGTGTCGGTTATATTAGAAAACCTGAAACCAATGTATTAAGTTTATATGCTGAAGAATTGATTTCAAACGAAGTTTTATTATTAAATACAGTAAACGTAACTAACGGAGCATCGTATTTTGTAAACTCTTCTGTTGATTTAACATCAAAATTTGCACCAGGTGAATCTTTTAAATTTGTTATTCCTTCACGATACGAAGCCGTTCGAACAGTACAAACAGTAACTGCAAACACAGTAACATTTGAGGCACCTCTAGAAAACGAACTAGTGAATGCTCAAGTATATTCTTTCTTGAGAAAAAGACTTGACAGATTAGGTTCTTTAGGTAGATTAAAAATTGAATCTGGTGGTCAAAACTATAGAGCAAACGATGTTCTAGTATTCACTGGAGGAACAGGTTATGGTGCTAATGCTATTGTTACTCAAGTAGACGCTTCTAATTCAAATACAATTATTGAAGTGGCGTTCGTTGCGCCAGCTAATAATGAATATATTATTGCAGGTGAAGGTTATACTCAAGCTTTGTTACCTTCAGTATCAGTAGTTTCAGCTAACGGCTCAAACGCTGTTATTCGAGTTACTGAAATTGCAGGTGACGGTGAAGAATTAGATTTAGCGACAAGTAGAATTGGTGCTATTTCAAAATTAAAAGTATCTAGTTATGGTTATGACTATGTTCAAACACCTACAGTTTCTTTAAGAAATGCTGATTTAGTTGTTAGTAACATCACATCCGGCCAAGTTTTTTCAACAAACACAAAAATTTATCAAGGTGCATCAAACACAGTTTCAACATTTACCGCTTATGTTGATAGATATTTTGAAGCTAATAATTCATTAAGAATTTTTGATTATGCAGGTACTTTAAACGAAAGTCTTCCTTTAATTACAGACGATGGTTTAATTTCAGCTAACGTTGTTTCAAATTCAATTTCATATTACGGAAACGGTTTAGCTAGAGCGACTGCTAAATTTGAAAATGGTCTAATTAGATATCCTGGTATTTACTTGAATACTGAAGGTTTCTTGAATTGGGATAAAAAACTTCAAGATGCTATTAGATATAACAACTTCACTTATGCGATTAAATCTAATTATGATTATAAATTCTTTAAGAATACAGTATCAAATATAATTCATCCGGCAGGTATGAAAGTTTTTGCTACTAGAATTGAGACTCATGAAGTTTCAGTATTAGGTCAAGGTAATGTTAGTCATCAAATTGTTACTACATTATCTCCTACATTTAATGTGTCAAATGGTTCTAACTTGATGATTGCTAACACTTCTGTTGATTTAGCAAATACAGTAACTGTTGGTGATACTGTAATTTTAACAAACATATCACGACAAATCAATGGTACTATTAATGTATCAGGTAATGTTATTTACGGAACAAATACAAACTTTATTAATGACCTTCTTGAAGGTGATACGATTTATCTAGAATCTGGAAATACTGTTGTTGTATCTAATGTTATTAGTGCTAATAATTTGTATATTGCAAACACACTTAATATTACTGCAAACACCATAAATCTTTCAATTATATACAATGAAGTTAGAACAGTTTCAAATGTTTCAAGTAATACCATTACAGTAGACGTAAATTTCAGAACAAATTCTAATTCTGTAATAACTATTTTAGAAAATCTATAATAAATATACAATATGAATAATCTAATCACAAAAAACTTCAGAACACTAATGACCACGCAGTTTTTAAATCTGCTTAATCTTGGTGCAAACTCATATTTACCAGCCGACAGAAAATCATATGTATTCGCTGTTATTGGTAAACAAACTCCATGGAATTCAGGTACAGAAATTGTTCCAACTCCTGGTGAATCTATTGATGATTTGAATGAATATTGGAGACGTGCTTACGGTGCTCGTGTTGCTTCTTTAGTTAATGCTAACTATGTTGTTCCTAGAATCGACTGGAGAGCAAATACAGTATATAACACATACGAATCTAGCTCAAATTTTTATGTAAAGAATTCTAATGACCAAGTTTTTAAATGTTTATTTAATAATAATGGTGCTCAATCAACTGCTGAACCATCACTAGTATTATCAACAACTTCACTTGAAGAACCTTATATTATTACTGCTGATTCATATAGGTGGAAATACTTATATACAATTTCATCATTCGAAAAACAATGGTTTATGAATGAAGATTGGATGCCAGCGTTAACAAACAAATTCGTAGCTGATGCCGCTATCAATGGAAGTATTGATGTTGTTAATATCACGAATGCAGGTAACAATTATGTGAGTGGTCCTGTTCAAAGTATTATTACCGTTGAAGGTGATGGAACTGGTGCTATTTTAAAAGCTAACGTTGTTAGTGGTAGAGTTAGTGACATCATTATTCAAAATAGAGGTGAAAATTACACTCGTGCGAATGTTAGATTCTCAGATGTTTCTGGCGGCAATGGTTCAGGTGCTGAAGCTGTAATTAAAATTTCACCACAAAACGGACACGGTTTTGACCCAGTTTATGAATTGGGTGCTAATAATATTATGACATGTATTCAGTTTGAAGGTCCTGGTCCTAATGGAATATATCCAACAGACAATGACTTTCGTGAAGTATTGTTAGTACATAATCCCGTTGATGCTACTACGGGTGAATTATGTACAGACGAATATTACCCATTATATACGACTATAAATACTTCACCAGGTATTGGTGATTTCAGTAACGATGAAATTGTGTTTCAAGGTTTAACATACGGCTCATCATCATTTTCAGCCGAAGTAGTTTCTTTTGATGAAGTTAACAATAAACTATATGTAAATAATCTTAAAGGAACACTAGCAGTAAACCAAGCAATTAAAGGATTTACATCTGGTGCTACTCGTATTGCATCAAGTGTTACAGAACCTAAGATGAAAAAGTATTCTGGTAAAATACTATTCGTTTCTGAAAAAGAAAAAATCAGTCGAGACGATAACCAAATAGATAAAATTCGATTTATAATAAGTTTTTAAAAGGTAAAAAATGACAACCACGTTCAACTATCAGCCATATTACGATGACTTTGATGAAGACAAGAACTTTTTAAGAGTTCTGTTTCAACCAGGATATTCTGTTCAGGCACGTGAACTAACACAACTACAAACAATTTTATCTAATCAAATTGAAAAATTTGGTAATCACATTTTCAAAAGTGGTAGTCCTATTGTAGGCGGTAAAATTTCTTTAGATGATAGAGCAAACTATATCACATTGAACACACAATATAATGGTATAGATATTAATGCTAGTGATTTCTTAGATAAAACTATTATATCATATAATTCAACAAAACAGATTCGTGCCAAAGTTATCGCTGTCGATACTTCAGGTGCATATCCAGTTCTTATTTTAAAATATTTAAGTGGTGAGTTATTTGCTGAGAATGATGAACTTAAAGTTTACGGACAAAACTACTTTGCTCAATTAGTTTCAGCTAACGCTGTTGGTCGTTCTTACGTTGCAAACATCCAAGATGGTGTATATTACTTCCAAGGACAATTTGTTAAAGTTAGTCCTCAATTCTTAGTATTAGAAACGTTTTATAGAATTGGTCACCAATCAGCTACAGTATTTACACAACCATCATACAAAATTGGTATCGAGTTTGAAGAATCTATTGTTGATTATATCGACGATTCATCTTTATTAGACCCAGCGCAAGGTGCATATAACTATCAAGCACCAGGTGCAAATCGTTATAAAATTACAACAACACTAGCAAAACGCACTTTAGATTCTGCTGATACATCTTCATTCTTTGAAATCATTCGTATTGTAAATGGTGTTAAAACTAAAGAGATTGAATATCCAATCTACAGCGAAATTGAAAAAACACTTGCTCGTCGTACTTTTGATGAATCAGGTAACTATACAGTTGACCCATTTGTAATTTCATTACAAGAAGAAAGCTTCGATGCTAACAATAATTTACAAACAGGTAAATTTTCTGCTGTATTAGACCCAGGTAAAGCATATGTTGGTGGTTATGAATTCCAAACAATTGCACCGTCAACAATCACTGTTGATAGAGGTAGAGATACTTCGAATATTGCAGATTACGACTTACCTACAGCGGTAAGAAGTTCTGTTGTTTTTAAAGATATTAGTGGTAGTTTATTAATCACAGACTTTCCTAAGTTTGATATTCACTGTGTTCCTGTAACAAACGTAAACGTATCAACAAATACAGCGTACACTTCAACTTTAATCGGTTCTCTTCGTGTAAGTACTGTTAAATATAACGACTCTACAGATTCTGCTAACGGACAAACCTTCTCATTATCTACAAACGTATTTGATGTTAATGGTTCATCTATTACTGGTACTATAGCAAGTGCTTCAAACACACAGACTATTACATTACCAGCAAGCTTCTCAAGTACTACTGGAGATAATGCATATGCTAATATGTACTTCCGCATCACTGATGCTGGCGGTGCTTCTATTTCTCCAATTAAAATCGCTTCGTCAAATGGTTCAAATAAAACTATTTTCTTATCATCTAGTTTACCATTTACACCATCAAGCGCAAACACTTTTGCAATCGTTTCAGACTTTAAAGTTGCTGAATCTGTAATCTCACGTAATGGTTTATCAAAAACTTTTGCGGCAAATATTGATGCTGATTCTAAAGATACTCTAACAGGTTTTGCATATATCTCAGAACCAAATAGACAAAGTTTGATTTTTGATTTACCTTTTGATGCGGTTAAAGAAGATTCTATTGATAATCTAGACTTCTATGCTCGTAAATTATACGCTTCTAAAGTATCTGACGCTTCAGGTATCATCACACTTTCTACTGAAGGTACTGATACTTTCGCCTTTGCAGGTGCAGGTGGCGTATTAGATGATTCAACAATTATTAATAACATTATTTGTTTCACAAACTATAACACAGCTTCAAACGGTACTTCTGGTATTGTTGCAAACACTATATTAAGTTTAGCTAATAATTACTTCACTGTTACGGCAGTAAGTCCTACGACATTAAGTATTGATATGGGCACTATCGGTGTTCGTGCTGACTTTATCGTTAAAACTAAAGTTAATAATGCAGAAAACGGAACAACTGGTGCTATTCGTGGCAAACAATTAAATCCATTATTACCATTGATGCACGATAAAGTTCCTGTTGAATTAGATGGAACAGACACATTAGATGCTTCTAATTCTGTGAATCAAGTTGCTGTATCTAACGTTGGTATTGTATTTACTGATATTGGCGCAACATTCTTCAATGAGACTGCGGCATTATTAGATTTAAGAACACCAGGTAAAACTGTAAGCTTACAAGTTCCTGATGTATATCAAATTGTTCGTATTACAGATTCATTATCAACTTCATCAAACTTAACAACTGCAATGTTAACAAGTGATGCACATGATGTTACATCAAGTTATGAGTTTGATAATGGTCAAAGAAAAACACATTACGACCATGCTACAATCAAACTTAAACGTGGATATAGTTCACCTCGTGGTAACATCTATGTTCAATACAAATACTTGAAACACCAATCAGCACCATCACCACAAATTGATGGTTTGTTTACTGTTGATTCTTATTTGAAATCTGGTTCTAACTTTACATATGCTGAAGTTCCATACTTCAATAACAAATCTGATAGTAAAGTAACTCCACTTCGTTCAGCATTAGACTTTAGACCATCTAGAACAATTGGTTCAGACACTTTAAGCGGTGCAGTTAACGTTGATGTTGATAGTGTTGCTACACTAAATGCTGAATACTACTTGTCTCGTATCGACCAACTTGTAGTTAAACCTTCACGTGAATTTGCTGTAATTAAAGGTAAACCTTCAGTTAAACCTATTGCACCACCAGTAGACCAACAAGATATGTTGATTTACACATTAACTATTCCTGCTTACACAGAATCAGTTAAAGAAGTTCGTGCAGACTTTAAAAACAATCGTCGATTCACGATGAAAGATATTGGTGCATTTGAAAATCGTATTAAGAGTTTGGAATACTATGTTGCATTAACTGGACTAGAAAAATCTGCGACTGATACTAAAGTTTTAGATGCTAACGGATTAGAACGTTCTAAGTATGGTATCTTAACTGATAACTTTATTGACACAAGCACTCAAGCAACTTATTCTGATGTTGGTTTCGATAACCGTAACTTAATCGAGAATTCTGAATTAAAACCAGCATCTCTAATGAGAAGCTTTAAACTTAATTTAAACGAATCTGCAAGTTCTGGTGATTTCAAAACTGCGGGTGTAAATGGTAAAAAATCTTTACTATTGAATTACACAACTTCAGAAATGGCATCACAACCATATGCAACTAAAGCAGTTCCGATTGCAAACGCATTGTATGCTAACTTCCACGGAACATTAAGTTTATCTCCAGAGTTTTCTGCTGATGTTGATACTGATATTACTGCTCAAGTTACTTTGAATTCTACTCAAGGTCTTGAAAATGCATTCAACTTTATTAATGAAGCATTTAAATTTATTTCTGACCAAAACTACGAAACTGACCCAAATTGGATTAACGATAAAGATAATCCATTTGCTAAGATTGTGGATACAAAATGGTTCGAAACAATTACAACAGTAACTAACCAAACAGTTAACGTAGCTAGAAGAACAAACGGTAACTTAGAAACTACAACAGATAGAACATACGTTTCTGCTGGTGCTGAGTTGTATCAAAAACAAATTTCAACATCTTCTTCTGAAGTTGATGTTGGTAGTTTTGTTACTGATATTGCGATTCAACCTTACTTGAAACCACAACCAATCATCTTTAACGCAAGTTCAATGCGTCCAAATACAAGAATGTATTCATTCTTTGATGATGTTGATGTTAACAAGTACATTGTTGTACCAAATAAAGTTGCGTTAAACGCAAACACAACTCTTCTAAACACTGAATATTGTTTAATTGCAAATACATCTTCAGACTTGGCAGCCAATTTAGCAAGTTTCAATGCTGGTGGTTCAAGTTTTGATTTGGTAACTGTTACAAATTCTGAAAATGGTTCAGCTAACGTAAGTATCGTAAACGGCACAGGTAAACCTTTAACAGGTAAACTTGTATATGGTATCGACTCACGTAAATACTTCACAATCAATTCAGTAGTTGACCACCAATCAGGTATTACAAGAGGTGTTACTGCAAACACAATTACATTAGCGGCAGATGCTCCTAGCGTAAATATTGCAGGTAACACATTAACTTTAATTTACGAATCATCTTCTGAAAATGGTGGTGTTGGTAATGAATTCACTGTTATTGCGTACAATACTACAACTAAAGTTGCTACAGTTAATACAGATACATCATTAGCTAATAGAAGTGGTTCTTGGATTTACAGTTTAGGTAATGTTAGAACAAATAAACTAGGTCAAGCTTCAGGTGTGTTTATTCCACCTAAAGCAACATTCCGTTCAGGCGAAAGAAAATTCAGATTAACTGAATCTTTCAACAACACATATGATACTGAAGCTATTTCATTCAGTGAGAAAACATATGTTGCAAACGGATTGAAAGTTGATAAAACAAATCTAGTAAACACTGTATATAATATTGATGTTAGTCCTCAGCTTGTTGGTTCAGTGACTTCACCAATTCTACAAAAAACAGTTTCAACTTCTAGAATCACAAGTACTTGGAGAGTTGACCCATTAGCACAAACATTCTTTGTTGATGAAGCAGTTTATCCAAACGGAATGTTCTTAGAAAGTGTTGACTTATACTTCAAAGCTAAAGATGATGAAAACATTCCAGTAATGGTTCAAATTAGACCTACTGTGAATGGAGTTCCTTCTTCAGATTTCTGGTATCCTGAATCTGTTGTTGTTAAGTATCCTAGTGAAATTAATGTTTCTCAAAGTCCTTCATTAGTTAATGCTTCAACAGCAACTAAATTTACGTTCCCATCACCAGTATTCTTGAAGCCTGGATTGTATGCGTTCGTTGTATTATCAGATACTCCTGATACGTCATTATGGGTTGCTGAAAAAGGTAAGATTACAACAAGTAGACAATTTGTTTCATCACAACCATACTTGGGAACAATGTATAAATCTCAAAATACTATGGAATATACTCCATATATTAACGAAGATATCATGTTCAGATTGAATAGATGCGTATTCTCTAAAAATGTTGGTACCTTTGCTTTAGAAAGCACAGCACAATCATCTAAGAAATACATGGACAAATTCCGTTTATTAGAAACTTCAATTGTTCCTATGAACGAAACTGTGATGTCAACAAATTACTCATTCATCTCTAAACCTGTTGATTCAGCAAAAGAAACTGCATACAGAGACTTTATTCCTAAGTTGACATATTCATTTGGTGATGATGATTTGTATGTTGTTGGATATCGCCGTAAAGAATTATTAGCTAAAGGTGATTTCACAGTACAAATTCAAATGGCGACAACTGACGATGCCGTTTCACCATTGATTTCATTAGAGAGTTTATACTTGAATGCTTGGGAAAACTTTGTTGATGATGGTATTATCGAAGCTTCAGACTTTAATATCATCGAATCAGGTTCAGGTTATTCAAACGCAAACACTATTATTGTGAACTCAGAAACTGGTTCTGGTGCAAACGTTTACTTAGTAGTTGATGGTGCTAACGGTAATGTGGTTGGTGTGAATGTAGTTTCTGGAGGTTCTAACTACCTTGATGACTACTCAATCACAATCAACTCATCTACAGGTGCAAATGCAACTATCGTATTGAATTCTGAATTTGATAGTTCTGGTGGTCCTTGTGACGCTCGATACATCACTAAACCAATCACTCTAGCTGATGGTTTTGATTCTGGCGATTTGCGTGTGTTCTTATCAGCAAACAAAATGGGTAGTTCTGAAGTTCATGTATTCTACAAGATTCTTTCAGCTTCTGATGGTACTGAGTTTAAAAATAGACCATACCAAAAAATGGTATGTGCTAATCCAACAACAACTCCATCAAAAACTGATGCAGACTATCGTGAATATGAATATCGTCCTTCATTAACTGAAAATCAAGTAACATATACTTCAGACGATGGTGTTACTTATGATACGTTTAAAACATTCGCAATTAAGATATTGATGGTTTCTAACGACTCAGCAATTGTGCCTAAAGTTAAAGACTTGCGTATCATTGCATTACCGGCAGAATAATATGTTGATTCCAGTTGAAGGTACACCATACGTTAAAGATACTTCTACAAATGCTCTATTGACTGTAAATAAAACAGCAATAGAGCAAAATGAAGCTAGAAAAAGATTGGCTAACAATCTTAATTCTAAATCACATGAGATAAATAGTATTAAACAAGATATTCAAAGTTTGAATGCTGATTTATCAGAAATAAAAGAATTATTAAAAAATTTATTAGTAAAAGAAAAATAGGCCGCTATGTCAATATCAACCATTGCAAGAACCAACACTATTGATGAATGGAGAATTCAGACCAACCAATCTGCGTTGGAATTGAATAAACTTGAGTCAGGTACTTATACTAAGTATGACGGTACATTGATTTTAAGTAATAATTCTACCATGATTATTACTGCAAATGGTGTTGGCTTACAAGTTTCTAATACTGCTTTATTTCAATCTGAAGTTATTATCGGTAGAGAACTTGATATCGGTGTTCAATCATCACAAACAGGTAACGTTGTTATTGGTAGAGAGTTATCTGTATTAGGTCCTAACACTTCATTATACGTTGCTAACAATGCAACTGTAAATTCTCTTACTGTTAATGCTAGTGCTTCTTTTGGTGGTACAATAGTTAGTAACCGCTTATCTTCTAATTCAAGCATCGTAAATACAAACATTGAGGTTTTAGGTACTGCTTCAGCAAACACTTTAATTGCTAATAATGTATACGCAAATTCTAACGTATATGTCACAGACACAATTACTACAGATAACATTAGTACTAGATTGTTATCTAGTGATGTTGCTACAGTTAACACTTTCTTAACAGTATACGGTGACGGTATCGTTGAAGGTGACTTTGTTATTCGAGGTACATTCACTCAAGTAGGTAACACTGTTATTTCAACAGATACGTTAACACTTAATGCAAATACATTAGTAGATAAAAATGCATATATCACGAATGAAAGAAATACTGGCAATAATGCTTCTATTATTTGGAATGAACAATTTGATGTATGGCAAATCACAAGAGGAAATACAGCAACCATTTCTTCTATTGTTGATGAATCTTTAATTATCGATTCACCAGTTTCATCTAATACATCATTAATTCCTACAGCAAGTGCATTAAGAGTTGCTTATTTAACTGCTGGTGGTTATGCTAACAATGCATACTTACATGCTAATGCATCTTATGTAAGTCAAAATACAACAGGTGTTTATGCTAATGCGGCATTTGCTTTAGCCAACACAGCTTTACTTCAAGGTGGTGTAATTACTGGTGGTTATGCTAACTCAGCTTTCATCAAAGCAAACAGTGCTTTTGATACTGCAAATACAGCATTATTACAAGGTGGTGTAATTACTGGTGGATATGCTAACTCAGCATTCGCTAGAGCAAACACTGCGGTTCTTAATGCGGCTAGTGCTTCATCATATGCTAATAGTGCTTATGCTGTAGCTAACTCAGCGTTTATAACAGCAGGAAACGCTTTACCTAAATCTGGCGGTACAGTTACCGGTGCTCTAACAGTAACAGCCGATGTTAATGTTTCAGGATATACAGTAACTGCGGCATTGTTTAGTGGTACAGCAACTACAGCAAGATACGCCGACTTGGCTGAGAAATATACAACCGACCAAGAATATGAAGTTGGTACAGTTATTGTTGTTTCAACAGTAGAAACTTCTGAAGCTACTCAATCATATGATGATGCTCAAGTTGTTCTTGGAGTTATTTCTGAAAATCCAGCTTACTTAATGAATAATGATAGCGAAGGCCAACCAATCGCCTTGCGTGGTCGTGTTCCAGTTAAAGTTCTTGGTCCAGTTAATAAAGGCCAAACTTTAATTTCAACTAAAGATGGTTATGCTATAGCTGGTTCTGGTGAAAATAAATTTGCGATTGCTCTTGAATCAATCAATACTGTTGAAGGAATGATTGAAGCCGTTATTCTATGATTTCATTACTTGAGTTTGAGAATTTTGTTCACTCTAAATTAGTTTACGAACAAAATATTATATCTGTTATTGATGAAGACGGTAAACAAATATATCTTAATAGTCTAGGTGACTTGTACAAATACAATGCCTGCACTATTAAGATAGAACAGATGGAAAAATACAATCAAAGTATTTTTAATTTCTGTAAAGAATTAGCAATCAAATATAATCATGATGGTCCTGTGTCATGTCATGCTTTTAGAGCATTCAAAGATTCTGTTAGTTTTGGCTTGCACACTGACCCTGATGACGTTATAATTCTCGGTGTAGCCGGGATTAAGTGGATGAATATAGATTCTAAAGAACACTGTATTGGTCCAAATCAATCAGTATTAATTCCTGCTAATACTCCTCATGAAGCATTAAATAAAGAAGATTCATTAATGCTCAGTTTCGGTTTAGAACATTTTTTAAAAGATAAAGTGATTAGTTATGAATTGGATGTTTTATCTGAAGACGACCGAAACGTGCAACCTTAATTGTAAGCACTGTTTCACCAATGGAATCAATGGACCTAAAATCTATTGGAATCATATCAAAGTAGCAAATTGGATTAAAAGATTTGCTGAATATCGAAAAGACTCAATCAAAGAAGATTCTCTACACTGTGAGTTTCATGGCGGTGAACCTTTCTTAGCACCTGTAGAACAAATGAGATATGTATGGAATGAATGTAAAAGTTTATTTCCTGAGATGTCATGGGGTATTACTACAAACTTAGTATTCAAACTAACTGATGATAAAATAGATTTTATTAAAAATTGTTTGAATAATAGATTAGGCACTAGTTGGGACCCTAAGATTAGATTCGATAACGAAAAGCAATCTACATTATGGGCTGAAAATGTCAAGACTTTAGTTCAAAAAAACGTTGACATAAAACTTTTTATTAGTGTTACTAAAGATACTATCGAGATTGAGCCTATCAAATTACTGGAATGGGTAAGAAGTTTAGGTGTCAAAGAGTTAGCATTCGAACGACTTACGGGTAATGGTAATGCTAATTTGCATCCTGAAATATTTCCATCTAACATAGAACAAGATGCATGGTTCTTAAAGATGCATAATCAATCTGAAGAATATGGTGCTAGAGAATGGTTTGATAATGAGTTTTTAGAGATTGTTTATGAGAAATTTGAAAACAACTTCACCAAAGGTGGCACATTCTGTCGAGACTGTGAAGAAAAGATATTCACGATTAATGCAACTGGAAGTATATCTGGATGTCCTAATTCGGCACCGGAGTTTCAATTTGGACATCTAGATGATTCTATAGAAACTCTTATAAATAGTCCTACTAGAGTACAAAATATTGCTTGCGAACGTGCACGAGACACTAGATGTTTTTCTTGTGATGTTTTTGAATATTGTGGTGGCGATTGTCACCAGTTATCATGGCAAGATGATGTTTGCGGTGCTCCAAAAAGTTTAATGAGACAACTGAAGACTAACACTAAAAAGAAGATTTGGATAATAAATGGCATCACTAGATAATCCTATTACCCCACAGAATATTGTTGACAGATTTGCTGACTATGTTGTTGCAACAGGAAACTCAAATATTGCTTGGGGATATAATGCATATCCATTTGCTGAGTTTGATGGTAACTATTTTGGTGGTTACACTTCTGGTAAAGGCATCGGTATCAATGGAGGAAGTGTAGGAGTTACAGGAAGTTTAGTCACAGCTTCTTCAATTGTTAATGCATTAGTAAACGAAACTTATGCATATACGAATATCAGAAATTTGAGAGCATTATTATTTGTTGATGGCGGCGGTGGTAATACAGGCTCACGACCAACACCAGGATATGTTTATGATGCTACGGCGATTGCATACCTAAACGGAAACTATTTACAAGGTTTTGGTTGGAGTACTATGGGTGTAGATGCAGGACAAAATGTATCTGCTGGTAATTTAGAGTCGTTTTTTAGTCACTTAAGAGATATCTTAAATAATGCAAGAGCACAGACGGTTACAGTTCAAATTAATGTATGTCATGCTTCTTGTCATTCAAATTGTCATGGTTCAAGAGGAAGAAGATAATATATTATGAGTTTAGTGAGAACAGTAGCACCTATATCAATCGACAATCTAAAACAATATTTTACAGATAAATCAATATCTTATCAGATTGATTATGCTAATAGTACATTAAAAGGTTCTAAGTTACTGACTTATTTAAGTAATCTTGATATACCAGCAGATATAGATTTTAAAGATTGTTCAGAACAAGAACGATTAGAATTAATTAAAGATTATTTACATAGTGGCATGTTGTTGAACGTGACTTCTTTAGAAAAAGAAGTTATTTTAATTATGCTTGAATTAAAGAGCATGACCGACTCAACAATTTATAAACAATTTATCGAAGACAACATTGAGATTGTTAAGAAATGGGTTTCTAGAATTGATAGTTTGATTTTGTATAATCTATACATTATCGATTCTGAAGAAATGAAGAATTATGTGAAGCAGTTTCCTGAAGATAATACAGATAGCAACGAAGGAATTAACTTTGTAAGCTTACTGAAACATGAGTTTTTCTATACATTATTCGGTCGTATTGACCAAAGTAGTTTGAGATTCTACTCTAAATATTTTGATGAGTATATGTTCAAAGGTAAAAACATGTATTCTTATTGGGCTAACAATAATAACCCAATGTATATGTTAACAGTAGGTATCTCAGAACAATTATTTAAAAACGAAGAATACATAGAAGCAAAACAAAATTCTGTAAAAGAATTAGAGGAGTTAATTAATGTTACACCTGTTTAAGAAAACCTACATTCAAATCGATTCGTTGATTGATGTTAAAAACGATAGATTGGTTATATCTAAATCTGTGGGTATGCCTGATGGTACTAAAGTATCTATTGGTGAAGTATTACATCACGTTGATGATATAACAAAGATTGTAGGTAAAGGTAAAGAATACGAAAGTGTTTTTTCATTACTTAAAACTATCTCGCAACAAAATGATACAAATGACCGTCCTTTTGTTATCTATGCAGACCAATCAGCATTCTTAACTATTGTGTGTGCTTGGTTCAAAGCTATTTTTGCAAACATCGATTCTGTTTCTGCTCACAAAATTATTAAAGCACACTTTGATAGAGAAAAACTTGTTGGAAGTTTAGAGACTAAAGACTTTGATGCATTCGACACATTCGAACCATCACTTGCTGAATGGGAAGCAGTCTTTGGTAAAACAACAGTGACTGTAGCTGAAGCAACAGATATTCTTACTACTGTAGGATACAACTTAAGTATTGAATTCTTGTTATCATCTTATGTTTATAATAAGACTCAAAAAGCTAAATTAAAAGTAGCAATTCAAAAATTAGTTAAACGTCAAATCGAACAAACTATTATTGAAGCCAAGTATACTGTGAATAGAAAACTATTACGTAAACAATTTACAGATAGACTTGGTGTTACATTAAATACTTTTGATAATATTGATGCTTATAGTACAGACCCTGCACTTAAAATTATCAATGACTCTAGTTTCATGAGTCATATAGGTACACCTAGATTTGGTAAACAATCAAACATTGATTTGAAATCTATTAGTGATGCTGATATTGTATTGTTGGATTCATTTATTAATAAAGTATATCCTGAATTAGAATATAAAGAATACTTTCAATCATATTTAAAATATGTACGTAAAACAGAATTGACTGATGCTGACTTAGATGCATTTATTGCTAATGAGTGTGTTGCTGAAGAACCATTCTGTTCAACAATTGATTTAGAAAATATCAATATCTATTTTATTGATTACGTATTACAAAATGTCAAATCACCTGAGAAATTGAAAGCTTATTTAATAAGATAATATGCACTCGTTATTTAAAAATGGATACTGTAATTGGTTAGCAACAGATTTAGCAGACCAATTACAGGTTGATGATTTAGAGTTTGACCCTAAAACTTCTCATATTAGTAGACTTCCTACTAACAATCAAGATTATGTTAAGACTATGTTGAATGTATTACACAATCAAATAGCACTAACATACATACAACCTTATGCACATTCATATGAATTATTAGAATCTGACATAAAAGGTAATCTACCAAAAGATTCTAAATTTTGCCAGTTTCATTCTGATGCTGATGAACCATCAAACGTATTCTTTTTACTTTACTTTAATGATATGAGTGAAATAAAAGAAGGTGGATTGTATGTCGGTGATGATGTCATCTATCCTAGATATGGTGAATTAATCGCTGTATTAAATGATAATCCTAAAATATTACATAGAGCAGGTTACACCGAACATAGAAGAATTGTAGCTTGTTTTGACTTTATAGTGAATTGGAATCATGAATCAATTAGCAAATCTTGGATTTGATTACTACGAAAAAGGTTTTGTAAATACAAAAATACCTGATGAGTTGATGTCTGATTTCTGGATGCAAATATATACAACAGAATGGATTAAAAGTAAATCGGTATTCAAAACAGTTCCTGATTGGTATATAGAAGGTCAACCTGTCGATATTCAAGGTGATGATGCTCACATGGAATTTGAATATAGAGCAAATCGATTGAATTTAGAACGATGTCCCGATTCTTTAAAAGAATTATCTGAAAAACTAATAAACAATTCTATATTTGATTTTTTGCGTATAGTTAGACCTATACACGAAATTTCACATATACATCTATGGAATGGTGCAGAAGGTGGTGACTATCACCAAGATGTGATAGACGGCACAAACACATTAGTGTTATGCTATCTTACTGAAACAGAATGGAAGTCATCTTATGGTGGAAGTTTATCTGTTACTAAGAAACTTTTAAACAAGCATAAGTATACGACTAAGATATTACCGAACGCAGGAACGATGATAATTATTAATAATGATAATCCTTTGTTTATGCATAAAGTTGAAGAATTGAAAGCAAATGTTAATAGATATACTTTTGCTTTCTCTTATAAGTGGAAAATTAAATGATTGCAGAAAAAGTAATTAACAATACTAAGAGAACCGAAACAGGTGAGATTATTGTGACTCTATTTGAGTACTGTGATATCTCATGCTTGTTTTGTGCTCAAGACCATAACAGTATGGCAGGTATTGATACAATCAAAGACAAGATAGAACCTATCAAAAAAGCAATCGCAGAATTACAAAAGAAAGGTAAAACAGTATTCACCATTAATATTATGGGTGGTGAAGTGTTTTCTGATAAGTTACCTGATAGTGTATATGATGATTATGTGATATTGGTACACTCTATCAAATCATATTGTTCAGATAATAATATCGAAGTCAGTGTTCAATTCACGACTAACTTTATTTGGACTAATACACAACGAGTTAGTGCTTTCTTAGAAAAGACTAAAGTTAAATTGTATACTAGTTATGACCCCTCAGGTCGTTTTAATGTTGATACATTCAAATTATTCACAAGAAATGTATTTGAGTTTACTCCTCATATTAGGTCAGTCAATGTAATTATGACTAAACCTAATCTTGATAGATTTGTGACTAACGTTGTACCTTTCTTCGACTATCTATACAAACATTTTCCAGTATACTTTGATTATTATACTCCAGAAAAGCATATGGATGTTTTGCTTCCTAAAGACTACGAACTTAGAAACTTCATGAAATATATGTATGATGTTTGGCCTAACTGTAGTCCATTCAATGGTTTCAACAACAAAACAAAACAAAACATGTCATGTATGGACACATACACAATCATGCCAAACGAAGACTTTGGTCGATGCGATATACTGCTAAAGGGTGTTATACCTATCAAGTTGATTCCATCTAAAAAAGATTTAGAGCAAGCTTGGTTTGATGATTATAAATGTTTAGAATGTGAACACTTTAATAGATGTTCTTTAGGATGTTTCTTGAGTAATCATATTAAAGATGCTAGAACACAAGAAGAATGTTGGTTGAAAGAAGTATATGATTATGTGGACAATAAATGGAATTAATAATTAAACCTACTGAGAAATGTAATTTCAAATGTACGTTTTGTTCTAGCACTAAAATAACAGAAGATAAAACTGCTGAACTTGACCATGATTACATCTTTCAATTCTTAGAACGATTTCCAGAAACGAACACTATCATAGTGAATGGTGGTGACCCATTGATGATGGAACCAGAATACTACTGGAAAATTATCAGACATCTAGACGCAATAAATTCACCAGCAACTTTATCACTAACAACAAACTTATGGCCGTTCTATAAGAATCCTGAAAAATGGAAAGACTTATTCAACCACAAACGTGTTGGAGTAACAACATCATTTCAGTATGGTGGCGGTAGACTAAAAGGCGACTTATCTGAATTTAGTGAAGAAGACTTTTGGAATGTATCTGATGCAATGCTTGAACACTGTGGATATAGACCTGATTTCATTTCAGTAATCACTGAAGAAAACTGTCATATGGCAATCAAGAATGTGGAACTTGCTAAAGAAATGGGTGTTGAGTGTAAACTTAATTACGCACTTTCTTCAGGTCCTCCAGTAAAATTCAAGAATATCATAATGGGACAAGAAGGTAAACCATTCTTATTAGCAGACATATATGAAATTTATGTGGAAATCTGGAAAAAAGATTTACATCATTGGGAATATAATACGCTTCAAATGATTAAGCGTTTAAAAGGTAATGCAACATCTTGCCCACAAAATAGAAACTGTGATTCGAATATTAGAACATTACAACCATCAGGCGACTATTATTCTTGCGGTGCTTTTGGTGATGATAGAGAGTATTCAATCGACTTCAAAGAAGAGATGTCTGGTAATAAAATATTTCCATTAAAGTTTCAACCTGAATTACAAAGCTTGAAACAATCTTGCTTCACATGTCCTATGTTTGAGATATGTAATGGTTGTAAGAAGACAATCAAAGATTTGAAAACACACAATCTAGTAGAAGTACATTGTTTCAAAATGAAGTCATTAGCGGGTGACATTATCGAAGCTAATGGACTAGATTTAGAGGTGACAGAATATGTCGATGAACATATCTATTAACCCTTGGTACTTTTGTAACTTTGATTGTGACTTTTGTTACCTAACGAAAACACAATTAAGAGATAAAAAGCTATTATCATTAGACAGATTATCCGAGATGTTAGCAGAAATTGTGCAGACAACTGATATTGAAATGGTAGATGTATATGGCGGTGAAGTTGGCTTATTACCTAAAGACTACTGGAACGACTTTATTAGTATACTGCAAATTTACGGTATACAAGATATAAATTTAATCACTAATTTATCGATGATAAATGAAATTACTATCGATAAACGAGTTTATACGTCGGTTAGTTTTGATTTTGAAGCTAGAGAATCATATGAATTAGTTTTGAAGAATATGGCTTTACTGAACAAACCATTTTCTATTTTGATGTTAGCCTCACCAAAATTACTAACACAAAACGTTGATGAGATGATATCAGTATTGAATACGTTTACAAATTTAGAATCAGTAGAGATAAAACCATACAGCACAAATCAAGCAAATCAATATGACGTTAAGTTTTCAGACTTTGAAGAATTTGTTAAGAAGTGGATTATCAACACAGATAAAAACTTCAAACTAACAAACGAATCTTTAATTATATCATCACTTGAGAAGAAAAGAAACAGTTTTTCAGACAATCATATATACATTACACCATCAGGAAAATATGGAGTACTGGAATTCGATTTGAATGATAATGAATTTTTCTTAGAATATGATTCTTTAGATAAATATTTTGAGTGGTGTGAGACAGAAAAGAAGAGAGTTTCTAAAAATAAATTCTGTTCAAACTGTAAATATTATGGCAACTGTTTATCCGAACACTTGAGAGATGTTAAATCTTTAACTAATAGTTGCAACGGTTTTAAATTACTTTTGGATTGGTATGATGAACGACTGGAAAGTTAGACAAGAAATTTTTCATAGACTACACACAGAACATGATGATGACTTGAAGACTAAAAATATTCTATTGTCAAATAATATTGTTGATGATGCGATACGATACTTCACTGATAGTACTATGGGTTGGGTATATCCAGCTAAGAGTTATATGGTCGCAATTTGCTACGCTAGATGGATATCTGAAACATTTGGTGAAGACTTCATCGACTGTTTAAATGATAAAGATTTGTTATATGGTAACGACCCATACTTCTTACCTTATAGTGAAAACAAAGGTGTCTATAATCAAATATTGGAATCTATAGATTATTTAAATTTTGATGTAACAAAAGGAATGGTTCCTCATGTTAGAAGTTATTTTGATGAAGAGTTTATGTTAAATGAGTATGCTTAATCTTTGGCAAACGTCGGTATTAATTGAAGATGTTACAGATACCGAATTACTGGATTACACTATCAATTATTTGTTGATGAATAAAGATACTTTGGTTGGTAAAGAAAGTGCTGATGATTCTTTACTTGAAAAACCAGAAATGCAAAGAGTTAAGAATGATATATTTAAACCAGCTTTTAATTCATACTTAAATCAAACATTGAATAAAAATATTGATGATTGGCACGGTCATAAGATGAATGGTTGGTTAGTTTCATATGCTCAAGGTCAGGCACTCAATTATCATAATCATAGAGGAAGTCAACTTAGTTCAGTTTTGTATCTTATAGCTGACGATTCGGAATCTGGCGGTGAAATAGTTTTTACTGACCCTAGACAAAATGCCAATAGAGGATATGATTTAAGTTTTCAAGAATGGTTTGCTCCACTAAAACATAAACCTGTTTGCGGTCAAATAGTAGTCTTTCCTAGTTTTTTATATCATTATGTAACAACATATCAAAGTAATATCAGATTAGCTGTTCCAACAGACTTATTTCTATTCAATTCAAGATAAAATTTATATAAATACTATATAAAAAAAGGATTATATAGTGGCGGCATTCTCAGAAATTACAATTGAACAAGGCGCAACATTTAACTCAACAGTTAGTGTTGAAGACGTATACGGTACTCCTGTTAATTTAACAGGATATACAACTTCATCAATGATGCGAAAATCATATTATTCAACAACCGCAATCACTATTAATTCGACTATAACTGGAACAGCTAATGGTGAAATTACATTAAGTATTCCGGCAAGTAATACCTCAAATATAACTCCAGGCAGATATGTGTATGATGTTATCGTAACTGACAGCCTAAATACAGTAACAAGAGTTGTAGAAGGAATCGCAACAGTGCTTCCATCCGTTACGAGGTAATAAATGGCAAATATTGGTAAAGTAACCGTAAGAACGGGTAATAGAACGACGATAGCATCACCTAACTTTGAACCTAAAGTTAACGTTTCTATCAGTGATATACAACAAATTAATGTTTCATCAAGATTGGATGGAGATACTTTAATATATAATGCGGTAACAGGTGAGTACGAGTCAACTCCAATTTCAGCGGCACAAGTAGATATAACAAATATAAATGGAGGCCAATTCTAAAATGGCAAATACAGTAATTCAACTCAAATATTCTAACGTCACGAGCGTACCACCGTTATTAAATATTGCGGAACCTGCTTATTCAAACGTTTCTAATAAATTGTTTATTAATGATGGTTCTGGTGTGGTGGCAATTGGTGGTAAATATTTCACCGAATTACTAGACAACGCAACTTCAGCTAATACTGCAAATACAATCGTTCGTAGAAGTACTAGTGGTAACATTGATGCTAATATTATTACAGCAAGTCAATTTATTGATGATGGTGTTGATGTTTTAGGTTTTGCACAATCTGCTTTTAACACAGCTAATAACGCAGTTGGAGGTACAGCGACTGACGGATTCGCACGAAACACTGCAAATGCGGCATCATCATATGCCAATAGTGCTTACACGCAAGCTAATACAGCAACTACAAATGCCGCTACGGCAGACCAACGAGCAGTAACTTCTGGCTCATACGCAAACAGTGCTTATGATCAAGCGAATACTGCTACCACTAATGCGGCTACGGCAGACCAACGAGCAGTAACTTCTGGTTCTTATGCTAACTCAGCGTATGAACAAGCTAACACCGCAACTCTATCAGCACAATCTGGTTACAATCAAGCTAATACAGGTACACAATACGCTCAATCGGCTGGTTCTTATGCTAACGGTGCTTTTGCTTTAGCTAATACTAAATTTGCTACTTCAGGTGGTTCAATCACTGGTAACGTACAAATTGATGGTAACTTAACAGTTTCAGGAACAACGACAACAGTTCATGCTAATAACATGACAATTCAAGATAATATGATTTATCTGAATGCTGATGCCAACGTTGCTAATCCTGACTTAGGTATTGCGGCCGCATATAATGACGGCACATATCAACACACTGGTTTATTCAGAGATGCTTCAGATGGTGTTTGGAAATTCTACGATGGTTATTTACTAGAACCAGACGCTTCAATCTACATTGACACTAGTGACGCATCATTCAAATATGCAACGATTAAAGCAAACTTAATTTCTGATGTGGTTTCTATCAGAGGTTATGACCCGATTAATCACGCTAATGGTGCTTATGGTGTAGCTAACAGTGCTTCAGCACACGCTACAAGCGGTTACGTTCATGCTAACAGTGCTTTTGCTCATTCTAATTTAACATTAGGTTACGCTGAATCTGGTTACGCTAAAGCAAATACAGCAAGTATTAAAGCCGACGCTTCTTATGAACAAGCAAACATCGCAACAACAAGTGCAGAAACAGCAGGTGCTTACGCTAATGCCGCTTTTGCTACAGCTAATAATGCTTTAGTTGCCGGTGGTCAAATTGCTGGTGGTTACGCTAACAGCGCATACTTACAAGCAAATACTGCAACTCAGTACGCGACTAGTGCAGGTGTTTATGCTAACGCATCTTACACTCAAGCTAACACAGCAACAGTAAACGCTTCAGCCGCTTCATCATATGCTAATAGTGCATATACTCAAGCTAATAGTGCATATAACCAAGCAAATACAGCAACTACAAATGCCGCTACAGCAGACCAAAAAGCTGTTTCAGCAGGTTCATATGCTAACTCAGCGTATAGTCAAGCGAACACTGCAACGACAAATGCTTCAGTAGCTGACCAACGAGCAGTAACTTCTGGCTCTTACGCTAATAGTGCATATAACCAAGCAAATACAGGTACAATTTTAGCACAAGCGGCTTTTGATACAGCAAACACTAAACTAAATTCTGCTGGTGGTACAATCAGTGGTAGTTTAACAGTAGCTGGCGATTTGTTCGTTTCAGGTAATACAGTATCGATTGATACTTCTACAGTAAGAACAGACGACTCACTAATTAAATTAGCCGCAAATAACGTAGCTGACTTGTTAGATATTGGTTTCTATGGTCAATACAATGATGGTTCAGATAAGTTCTCTGGTTTAGTACGTGATGCTTCAGACGGAGTATTCAAACTATTCACAGGTGAAACAACAGACCCAACAGGTAACGTAGTTTCATACAGTGCTGAAAATAGAGCAACATTAGAAGCTAACTTTACAGGCGGTAACGTTTCAGGATTGTTCAACGCTATCTCAGTATCTGATGGTGGTTTAGGTGTTAAAACAATCGGTGTGAACCACATCATTTACGGTGATGGTACTAACCCTGTTAAATCTGTGGGTTCTTCTACTGAAGGACACGTATTACAAATCAGTAGCAGTGGTGCTCCTGTATTTGAATATTTAAATGGTGGTACATTCTAATTAATTATTATTGAAAAGGAAGTTCGTAATGGACGTGAAATTACAAAATGCATATGTTGAAGTTTTGCTTGACAACTTTATGGCGGTTGTCAAGCAAAATATTATGATTCAAGCACAAGTTAAAGTATATGAAGATGCAGGTTCAGAATTAGAATCAACTAAAAAAGCTTTTGAAGAAGTATCTAGAAAGAATATTGAACTTGAGAAAAAACTTACCGAATCGACTAATTTGAATAATGCATTAGCAGTAGATAATACCAATAAACAAAATCAAGTTAATCAGACTTCCACACTTCAAGCTGAAAAGGATAGATTGCAAGGTGCTGTTAACGACTACATGAAAAATATTAGAGGTCTAGAAGCAGAAAAACAATCACTTGTTGCTAAACTAGATGACATTCAACGTGATGTTGAAAAGCAAAATAAATACATAGAGCAACTAGAAGAGATTGCTCCTGTAACCAAATTAAAGAAAATTAAGGCATCTGATGTTGAGATAAACTCAGGTGGAACATTCTAATAGATGGCAAATACCGTAATTCAAATAAGAAGTTCAGGTGTAACTGGTAACGTTCCAGTGATACTACAACCAGGTGAACTTGCTATCAACTTTGTTGATGGTAAATTGTTTTATGGTAATGCTTTATCTGCGGTTACTGAATTCTCAACAACCACACCAGCAGGATTAAATGGAGAGATTCAATTTAATTCATATGGTGATTTAGGTGCTACTCAAAATGTTAGATATGAGATAGCAGATTCATATCTATATGTAAATAAGATTGTAGCAAATACATTAATTAATTCTACACTGACCGACGCTTATAATATAGCACAAGGTGCTTATGATTTAGCAAATACACTATCAGGTGGAACTTCTACCGATGGTTGGGCTAGAAATGCGGCTAACAGTGCTAGTTCGTATGCTAATAGTGCATACTTAACAGCAAATAGTGCTGGTTCATATGCTAATAGTTCTTTTGATAAAGCTAACACATCACTAATATTAGCACAAGCGGCATTCGACCAAGCAAACACTGGAGGTTCTTCTTCAGATAGTTTTGCTCGAACAACAGCGAACAGTGCATATGCTCATGCAAATAGTGCTTACAATGAAGCAAACACAGCCTATGGTTTAGCGAATACTGCTTTCGGTAGAACAACGATTAATGGTTCTTACGCAAATAGTGCTTTTATAAAAGCCAATTCATCATTTGACAAAGCAAATACTTCAGAATTAATTGCTCAATCAGCGTATGATTTAGCTAATACATTATCAAGTGGCTCTTCAATAACTATTGTTGATGAAGTATCATCAAATAATATTTATTATGTTAACTTTACAGATAAAATTTCAGGAACTAGTTCAAGTTTAAATGTATCTAGTACTAATTTAACATTTAAACCAAATACAGGAACTTTAGGTGTTAAAGAATTAAGTGTAGCATCAAACTTAAGTATAGTTTCTGGTTCAATAGAAGTTACAGGAACATCACAAACTTTAATAGATTCTTTCTCAATTGATTTGTTTAGAACAGCTTTTTATCAATTTCAAATTGAAAGTGGTAGTGATTTTCATAGCTTCTCATACAATGTAGGTCAAGATGGCGAAACTACAAGAGAAGTAATGTTTGGTGATATCTATTCATCAACGACATTGGGAACAATTAATTCAAACGTTTCATCAGGATTAGTAAACGTAATGTTTACTCCTACTAATGAGAACTCAATTGTAGTTTACTCTAGAAATACTTTAGTTAAAAAAAGTACTGGAATAGGTAATGATTTAGGATTCTTAGGTTTAGCTACTGCTACATTTGATTATGGTTTTGTTGGAGGTTCAGCAACAACACTTGATTTAGGTATGTTAGCGTAACGTATAAATAAACAAATAAAGATTAATTAGCGGGATAAAAATGCCAAATACACAATTACAACTAAGACGCGGTAATACAGCACAGACAGCCATCTTTACAGGTGCTGTTGCTGAAGTTACTGTAGATACCGATAAAAAGACGCTGATAGTCCATGACGGATTAACGCAAGGCGGTATCGAGATTGCCAAAAGAGCAGATTTATTAGTATCGTTTAATGCCGCAAACTCTGCTGGCAGTTATGCTAATGGTGCTTTTGGTGTTGCAAACACAGCAACAATTAACGCGGCTCAAGCAGACCAAAAAGCATTAAGTGCTGGTTCATATGCTAACGGTGCTTTTGCACAAGCGAATACCGCAAATACATATGCCGCAACAGCACAAATTCACGCACATGCCGCATATCATCAAGCAAACACGGCAACTACTGACGCTGAAACTGCTGGTGAATATGCTAATAGTGCATACGCTAAAGCAAATACTGCCATCACATCTTTAGCTGGATATGCTACCGAATCTTACGTTGGTACAGCGATTTCTAATTTAGTCGACTCAGCACCTACAACATTAGACACTTTAAATGAATTAGCGGCCGCATTAGGTGATGATGCCAACTTTGCAACTACAATTAGTAACATGGTTGGTGTTTCCGGTGGATATGCTAACAGTGCTTTCGCTAAAGCTAATACAGGTACTACATTAGCACAAGCGGCTTTTGATGCGGCAAACACTGCTAGTAGCGGTTCATCGAATACATTATCTAGCGGCACACAAACAGTATCTTTGAATAATAGCGGAGTTATTACTTTACCTGCATCGAGTACTTTGTACAATAACACAGCTTCATTATCAACAAATACTGCAAATCAAGTAATTGATACTTTTAGTACAACATCTTTCAGAACAGTTAAGTATTTAATTCAAGCTATATCGGGTGGTGATGTTCACTCAACCGAATTGCTATTAACTCATAATGACAATTTAACTTATACTAACGAAACATCAAACACGTCTTCGTCAGTTTTATTTAATTTATATTCAAGCATTTCAGGTGGAAATGTTAGATTGAATGTTTCACCTGTATTTGAAACAACAACTATTGATTTCGTTAGAACCGCAATAATTGCAAGAACACTATCAAGTCTAGAAGGTGATTTTATGTCTCTTTCTGGTACCGAAGATTTACAAACTGGTTCAGGCACAGTAGATTTGAACTAAAAAATAACATAAATAACTAAAAGAATTAACTAAAGAGGTCAATCAAAAATGGCAAAAACGCTACAATTTAGAAGAGATACCACAGCAAACTTAGCTAGTGTTACTGGTGCTGTAGGTGAAATTTTCATCGATTTAACAAAAGACACCGTTGTCGTTATGGATGGTTCTACTGCTGGTGGTAAACCATTGGCGACCGAATCATATGTTACAACAGCAGTTTCTAACTTAGTTGATGCGGCTCCTGGCACACTAGACACTCTAAACGAATTAGCGGCAGCCTTAGGTGATGATGCTAACTTTGCAACAACTATCAGTACAACAATTGGCGTTGCGGGTTCATATGCCAATAGTGCTTATACACAAGCCAATACAGCAACTACAAATGCGGCAACTGCTGACCAACGAGCAGTAACTTCTGGTGTTTATGCTAACACAGGGTTACAAAGAGCAAACACTGCTGGTTCATATGCTAATAGTGCATATACGAAAGCTAATACAGCACAACTTCACGCTCAGGCGGCATTTAATACCGCAAATACTGCTGGCGCAAATCAATCATTAAATACTACGGATAATGTTGTGTTTGCTTCTGGATTAATTGGTGAAGTTTCTATTGTTGCTAATACAGTCTCAGCATTAGACTCATATGGTATGCCAGGTGGTACGTTAATAATTGATGGCAATATTTCAATTCCAACAATCGATCCATTAGCAATAGGATCATACATGTTCTTGAGATTATCTTCTAGTTATGGGTCTAATGTGCTACCAGGACAAGATGTAATTTCTACTACGGCATCTGGTCCCCTCTCGGCAGCAGGTGTTAAGACAACTGGTGCAGTAGTCAACTGGACTAATGTTGATGGAACATGGAGATGTATGGGTTATGCTGGTGTGTCCACAGAATCATCGCATATATCAACTTTATGGTATAGAGTTTCTTAATTAATGACAGATTTTTGCAATAAAGTAATAAAACCATATTCAACATATTGTGATAAAATCTATATAGATTCTATTATCAATATGTTGAATTTTTCATATGATTATAATGACTATATTAAAAGTACGCGAGAGAAACTAATTGAAGCGAGAAATAACACAACAAATTCCAAAAATAGTTTGGCAAACTGCTAAATCATTTCCTCATGTAAATTCTCATCCACTAATTAAATCTATTATTACTTTAAATCCTGATTACGAATGGTTATTCATGGATGATGATAGATGCAATCAATTCATAAAAGATAATTTTAATTCAGATTTTTATAATATGTATAATTCATTACCATTTGGAGTAATGAAAGCGGATGTGTGGCGTGTTGCTGTTGTATATGTCTATGGTGGTGTTTATGTTGATATAGATTGTGAATGTTCAAAGCCATTCAGTGAATGGCTTAACGAAAAAGATAAATTAATTGTAGCAATCGAAAGAGAAAACGGAAGTCTTTGTAATTTTGCATTTGCATCATCACCAAAAAACCCAGTATTGCTTTCAGTATTGAATAATTTTATGAAATTATATAACAGTAATCTTTTCTTAGATAAATCACAAACTACCCCTATACAAAACTTTGGACAATTAGCATTTTCAGACGGCATTTTAGAATACTATGATATGCATGAGCACAATCATATGATGTTAGGTGGGACTTCAAATTATTATAACGAAAATAAAAATGTACAATTCGATAACACCAAATTTATTTTGAAGCAAGATAATATTTTTACACCATACAAATATCCATCAACGTGTATATTTCATCAATCAGCTAGTATAACGTGGAGAAATTGCAATTATGATTCGTGGCGCAGTGACGAAAAAGAGTATTTAAAATGATGCCTATAAAATTTGTTACAACTTTTTCTAAGATAGGATATGATTTATATGGTAAGAAATGGATTGATACATTCACGAAAAATGTATCCGAATCTAACATTACTGTAGATTTATATTTAGATTTTGATATAGAAATATTTGATTCGAGAATTAATATTATTAACTATGATATTGCAATACCTAATCATAAAGCTTGGATATGCGAATTTGAGACCAAATCAAAACATTCGTTGTATAATAAAAAGATGGGTGTCAGATTTAGTTATAAAGCATTTGTAATGCAACATGCTTTAGATAATAATAAAGACTGTTATGTTATTTGGTTAGATGGGGATTGTATATTTAAGCCAAACAATTATAATTTTATTGAGAATTTATTAAATAATTGTGCTATAGCATGTCAAAGAGAATATAATGGCGGAGAAGATCATATTGAATCGGGTATAGTTATATTTGATGTTAATCATGAGCACACCCAAAAATTTAATAACAAATTTAAACAATTATACAAAGTGGAATCTTTAATTCAACATAATTCACCATATGATGGATTTATGATTTATTTAAGTATTAAAGAAACTGGAATTAATTACATTAATTTAAATGATAAGTATGGTAAACCGGGAATACAATCTGATCCCAATGAAACGTTTTTACATCCAGAAATAAACTCAAGATTTCATCATAATATTGGTCCAACTGGAAAGTCGCAATATGATTCATGGGACTCTGTAAATAAAAAGGATGAATACTTTATATTGTTAAATAGAATGATGCCTAAGTCTCGTGAAGAAATACAAGAAATTAGAAATAGATTAATTGCTAAAAGAAAT